GGCTCTGCAATTTGAGTTCTTTGTTGGTATTCTCCTGCTGTCCTAGCAGCAGCCATAAATTTTTTTACACGGTTCTGTTGAATTTCGTTGCTTGTGTCTGCGGAATCTGCAAAGCCTCTTTCAGTTTCATCCAGGTGTCGAGTATCTGTTGCATACGCACGTTCTGGATGTAGATCTGAGTTATCACCACCGGAACTACCAGCGTCTTGCTGTGGATCGTAAGTGGGTTCAAAGAATCTTGCCATGATAATATTGTAATTGAAAGAATTTAAACCCAGATATTTTCATGATGCATTCCGCCCCATCTCCGGATGCGTTCCTGGATAATTTTATTGTTAGCGATGACACTGTCAAGAATCGTTGTTTAAGCCCACTTGATTTTGGTGGTGAACTAGATAATGAAAATAATGACGTACCGCTAAATGATATGTATAATACCGGTCTAGCGTTGACTCAACAGGGTCGCGAGCGCCAGAATCTCCAAATTGAAGGTGGATCACGATGCGGACTAACGGGTTTAATTCCGAGTGCGGAGGAAGGAATGATGATGGGTGCTCAACCGCAACCCCGCAGCTTGATCTTGGAGTTGGATGGACCGGACCCGAATCAAATCGAAATGTCCAAAAAACGCCGTGGTTTAACCCGGTAGAAGGGGAGTGTAAAGATGGGTTTTGTCCCATGCCTCAACCAAAGGTTGACATGGTAAACCACCCTAAGCATTACACAAACCCAAATAAAAAATTTGAAACTATCGATAAGATTGAGGATGCAGTTCAATTTGCACCTAATTCTGTTGTTGGTGGGCTCCAGTGGCAGGTGTTGAAGTACATGGATCGCCTTTGGTCAAAAGAAAATCCTAAGCAGGATGCTCAGAAAGCACTCTGGTATCTTGAAAGATTAATCGCCAAACTCGACTAGAAAGGACTTAGTTCCTTTCTTAATTCGTCATTATCGTCGTCATCTTCGTCGTCATCAAATTCGTCGGCACACATCAACGCCAGCTCGGTTAACTCAAGCTGAGTTGGCATATCCCACTCAAGTTCAATGCTTTCATCTGCCAAAATATCTTTGATTGCTGCCCACTCAATCATTCGTCGATGATAGAGGTTTAGAAGGGCAGCATACAGTTGATCCCAAGTCATTTCTTGGGCCTCCAGTTCTGCCTTACGCATGGCAAACTGCAGTTGCAGAGGGAGCTCTAGCTCTCTTGGGTTGACTGTTTCTTCCATTTGCATGCGAATAACCTAGAAATATTCTAGGTCCTGTTATCGATCACACCAGTAGCCTATCACTTTCCAAGTAATCGATGTGGTATTCATCCAGGATAAAGTCATTAGCAAAAGCCGCTAGGACATAAGGGTTTAATTGCTCTTCAAGCTGCCTGATAGCATTGATTTGCCTGGGGGAAGCTGTGTAGTTACGGAAAGCCTTAAGAAGAAGGTCACCAGAAACTAAGACAGTATTTTTGATTTCATTTAAAAACAGCGAGGCTTCTTCTCGCCGCCTGTCAATGAGACCTCCGATGGTGCGATTATAGTCGTCAAAAATCCAACGTGATATTTCTGCTGTTGCACCAGGCCAGTTCTCACCTTCAATCAGATCGATGAGATTGCTGTATAAAAAAGAATCCCATCCAACTGAATGTATAAATGAAAGCAATGCCTCTTGCATTGAAGCATCTATACCTAAATTTAAACGTTCAATATCTCCTTCGATAATTTCCATATCATGCTGCAAGTATTCCAATGCTTTTCGCTTGGAGCAACATTGACCTTTCTTTACTGCTGTCCCGTCTGGGTAATATTGAGACCCGTAACCAAACGTGTAGGGTGCACCGCCTGTACTGGAATCAGGATAAGCGCGTTCACTATACCCTTCATATTTCTTAATAATGTCAATTGCCCGCGCAAAAGAAGACATAAGACGTAACTCAGTTACATCCCATGATAAACAGATATTACTTAAAGGTGTCAGCCCTTTCCCTGCCCACGGGATTTTTTTCTCCCGTGATTAGGTTTGGAATTCATTCCTTGACCCTGCCTAGTTCCTTTGGGACGGCCTTCTTTCTTCTGAAGAGTTGTTTTTACTTTGTTCATTTAAGTCACCATTTCTCACGATTTGCCCAGTATGCGGCTGACATTTTTCCTTTAGCTATATTCTTTGCGTGTCTAGCTTTGAAACTGGCACGTTTTTGTTTCATGCGATCAGACTCACCTTCTTTTGGTTTGCCTGCGGTCTTAGCTCCTTGCTCGCCAAAGCGAATTAATTTTTCTTTACCTCCTTCACAAGCTTTTACAATATGGCTCTTAGTAGGATGACCAGGAGTTTTTTGTGGCTTATTATAAGCCATCTCGCTTTTTTTATAACGCTTGGCAGCACTAGCGGCTTGTTTTCGTTTGTCTACCATTGGAAATTAAAAAGACTAGAAGACGAGTAGCCGTTTTCTTCTGCTTCTTTTTCAGCGTCTCCAAATAGTGTAGAATAACTATTCTCCTGTGTATCTTTCAACGGTTGTTTTTTGGTATCTGAAAATAAAGATTCAATTGAACCTATTGCAGCAAAGGGGTCTGATGTGTCTATATCAAAACCTATTCCGCCAGTACCACCTTTTAATACGTTAGATATCATTTCCTGATCACTTCTATCAACATCGGGCATAAAATCATTGTAAAACTCATCTTCACTACCTTCATAACCAGAGTTTTTAAACAAGTTGTAAAGAGTTGTTTCCTTGCCTGTGGACTTAGCAACGTCATCAATATCTCTTTGTATGTATTCAATACCTAAGTTTTTTTGAGTGGGTGTTTTTTTCTGTTCGTTAAGTTGTTTAATAGCAGCTCTGATATCTTCGGCTGGCGCCGTTCTAGTTGCATTAAGAAGTAACCCCTTGACTTCTTCTACAGATTTATTTGTACTGTCAATGCCGTACTCTTTTAAAGCTTCTTCCCAGGCTTCTGGTGTTTTTAATGGATCAATACCACTAACAAGTTGATCTGCTAACTGGTCCGGTGTCATGAATTGTAAAAATACACTGTCACCAAAAGCTTCTTTGGCTGTTGAAAGATAGGGCGTTAATTCATTGTTAATGTAATTAAAAAGATCTGCGCTAGTTGGTTTATCAGAAGATGGATCAAACCCCCTTGGTTTTCCTACAACCTCGTAATGAAGTTTTGCAAACTGATCTTTATTATTAACGTCTAAACCATATTTATACGCCCACTGATCCCACGTCATGCCATTGACTAGAGCAGTTGATTTGGACTTGGCTTGATCCCAAGCATTGGCGACGTTTGTTTTTTGAGTTGTATACAGATTTGTTTTTGTGTCATTTCCAGTGGGGTCAAAATAAAAACTTGAATCAAAATAACCTTTGCTTTGAGTGGCCAACTGACCCAAAAAAGAGTCTGCCTTTTGCATACCCAACTCTTTAAGTTTGTTGCTTACTGTTTGCGTTTGCAGGATGTTTTGTTCGTCATCCTGTACATCCATATAGCTGATAAACTCTGACATTGATTTAGAGTTATCAAAGCGAGGTTTTAAATAATCGTTGACAAAAGTTTTGGCAAATTCTTTGTCAATTGCATATGTTTTTTTTGCGTCGCTTGGGTCTGCAATCTGAGTTAAGTTTTCATATTTACTAGCGAGACTTTCATCAAACCACTTCTGCCAGTTATAAGAGACTGAATCTTTTGTACCTAGTAGTGATTTAACACCTTCCTCTATTCCTTTTGCGGCTTCTCCCTGACCAGCCAGACTTAACATGCCACCTATGCCCAAATCGCCAAGTAACGAATTAGAAAGGTTAGATTTAAAATTTATAATTTCATCAAAGCCAGCCATCCCGGCATACATGTCGTATTTACTCTCTTGTTGTCGCGCTTTATTAACTTCTGCTACTGTGTTTTTCAATACATCTTGCAATAGATAGTTGAATTTGTTTTGGTTTTCTTGGTTAACAACCTGTTCAATTGTTGCGTCAATAGGAGCTTTCCCTGTTGTTGATCCTATTCCAAGAATCGTATCTCTAAATGCTTGCTTCTCGGCATCAGTAAGACCTTGCCTTGTTTCTTCGTATGTACCAGCAGAAGCCGCTTCTTGTGCGGAGTTACCCCTAAGCCCGCTCGCCTTGCCTGTAGTTGAATA